AGATTTCTAAATGACAGCAGTCCATTGGAAAGGGAAATCGCCATGCAGATAAATAAAATCCTCTTGGAAAGATGTGACGAACTCTGGGTATTCGGTAATGACATAACACAAGGCATGGGAAAAGAAGTAGCTTACGCCAAGAAGCTGGGCATTCCTATGAAGTGGTTTAAGGAGGAAATGGAAGAATGAAATTCACCTTGTACACAGCAAAGTGCCGGGATAATTTGCAAAATTGCGTTTATCCGGATGAAAGGGTGATTACGAGTAAAAAAGCCCTTATAGAAGCAGTAAGGTTTGACCATGTTACTGCCTGTTATAAAGAAAACTACAGGAATAAAGCTAATTTTATAAAGTCTGACTGTCTGCCTCTTGATTGTGACAATGAGCAGTCAGATAAAGAGAAAGACTGGATTAAACCGCAGGATGTGGCTAAGGCTTTTACCAACGTTCCTTTCGCAGTGGTTTATTCAAGAAACAATATGAAACCTAAAGGCGGAAAGTCTGCCAGGCCAAGGTTCCATGTATATTTTCAGATACCGGACACCACAGTTCAATCAGGCTATGCAGATTTAAAACAGCAGGTCGCCGCCATGTTCCCGTATTTTGATACCAATGCCTTGGATGCGGCAAGATTTCTCTTTGGCGTGAACGAACCGGAAGTGGAAATCTTTGATGGTGATACCTTAATCACTGATTACCTCAGTGCCTTGAGCTTTGCTCACTTGGATGAAGTTCCGGAAGGAAGACGCAACAGCACTATGAGCCACATTGCCGGAAAGCTCATTAAGCGTTATGGCAATACAGATGAAGCCTATGAGCTTTTTAAGAAAAAGGCGGAAAATTGCAATCCACCATTGGAAGACAAGGAACTAAATGTCATTTGGCATAGCGCCATAAAGTTTGGCAGGGTTATGGAGAATCAGGATGGTTACATACCGCCGGAGAAATATAACTCGGAATGCTTGCTAAAGCCTAATGATTTCTCAGATGTTGGCCAGGCTGAAGTGCTTGAAAAAGAGTATACGGGAAAGCTTCGCTATTCTCCTCAGACTGACTACATAGTGTATAACGGGAGTTTCTGGGAAGAATCAAAACCAAAGTCACAGCGATTGGCTCAGGAGCTTACTACCAAACAGATGGAAGAAGCGGACCGGGAAATCAAAAAAAGCATGAAGGAAATGTCAAAAAACGGCTCTTTGACAATACTTGCAACAATGGGACCCAAAAAGGCAATCAGCGTATTTAATAAGGAGCAACGCAGGGTATATGAAATTTATGAGAATGCCAATGCTTACAAAGCTTACGCCATAAAGCGCAGAGATTCTAAAAATATCACGGCATGCCTTAGAGAAGCCGTTCCCATGCTAGAGATTAACCCTAATATGCTTGACGGTAATGAAAATCTGCTTAATACCCCAACGGCTACTTATGATTTGAAAAAAGGAGTAGATTCAGCGAAAGAACATGATCCAAAGGACTTTATAACTAAGCAGACTACCGTGGATCCATCGGATAAAAATGCCGACATGTGGCTGGAGGCTTTAAAGATGTTCTTTTGCGAAGACATGGAACTAATAGATTATGTTCAGCGTATTGTTGGTCTTGCAGCTATTGGTAAGGTGTTCCAAGAAGCACTGATTATTTCTTTTGGCGAAGGAAGCAATGGTAAATCAACCTTCTGGAATTCTATAGCCAGTGTGTTTGGAACCTATAGCGGGACTCTTTCTGCAGATGTGCTTACGGTTGCCTGCAGGCGCAATACGAAACCGGAGCTTGCTGAAGCAAAAGGCAAGAGGCTGATGATTGCCGCCGAGATGCAGGAGGGTATGCGTCTTAACACTTCCATCGTAAAACAATTGTGCTCTACAGATAAGATTCAGGCGGAGAAGAAATATAAGGACCCGTTTAACTTTCAGCCTACTCATAGCGTAGTGCTCTATACAAACCATCTGCCAAAAGTGGGAGCCATAGATAACGGAACCTGGCGCAGAATTATTGTTCTTCCTTTTAACGCCAAGATAGAAGGAAAATCGGATATTAAAAACTACTCGGATTACTTGGTGAAAAATGCCGGTGGAGCAATTTTAGCATGGATCATTGAGGGCGCGAGACGTGTAATTGCGGGAGACCATAAAATCGTGCCGCCACGAAAAGTTGCTGAGGCCATTGCCAAATATAGGGAGAATAATAACTGGCTTGGTAACTTTTTAGAGGAGTGTTGTGAAGTCGGAGAAGACTTCTATGAGAAGTCCGGGGACATCTATAACGAATACAGATCATATTGCATGCAAAATGGTGAATTTGTGAGAAGCACATCAGAATTTTACGCTTCTTTGGAACAAGAAGGATTTTCTAAAAAACGAACCCCGCAAGGCAGGTGTGTACTTGGTTTGAAGCTGAAAGCGGAATTCCTATAAAACGCTAAAATGTCAGTCGATGTCAGTCAATACATAAACTTTGTATAGGGCCTAAAAAATAGGGTATAGGGAAAGTTATGGAAACGCCTGACATCGACTGACATAAAGGAGAAAAATATGCTGGAAAAAGAACTGGAATTGAAACTTGTAAATGCTGTGAAAAATAAAAAAGGATTGTGCTTAAAACTTATGTGCCCCGGTTTTTATGGTATGCCGGACAGGATTGTTATTCTCCCACATTTTAAGATGGGATTCGTGGAAGTAAAGGCTCCCGGCAAAAAGCCTAGGGAATTACAAATAGTAAGACACCGGCAATTAAGAAAACTGGGCTTTAAGGTTTTTGTACTGGATGACAAAAATCAGATTGGAGAAATATTAAATGCAATACAAACCACATGATTATCAGAAATATGCACAGAACTTCATAATGGATAATCCTACTGCTGCAGTTTTTCTTGATATGGGCCTTGGCAAGACGGTTATTACTTTAAGTGCTATATGGGAACTGACTCTTGACCGGTTTGATATTTCTAAGACATTGGTAATAGCGCCGCTAAGAGTGGCTCGTGATACATGGCCAAATGAGCTTAAGAAATGGCAGCACCTGAAAGGACTTAAGATGTCAGTGATAGTAGGAAATGTGAAGGAAAGGCTAGCGGCACTTAATGCAAAGGCTGATATCTATGTGGTAAACAGGGAAAATGTGGAGTGGCTTGTGGAAAACTGCAAATGGGACTTTGACATGGTGGTCATAGATGAGCTGTCAAGTTTTAAGAATGGCAAGGCAAAGAGGTTCAAAGCATTAAGAAAGGTTAGACGCTTTGTACAAAGAATCGTAGGCTTAACCGGTACGCCAAGCCCTAATGGCCTCATGGACCTGTGGGCAGAGATTGGCATATTGGACATGGGAAAAAGGCTGGGAAGATATATAAGCCATTTTAGAAATGAATATTTTGTGCCGGACAAAAGAAATCAGATGATTGTCTTTAGCTACAAGCCAAAGCCTGGTGCTGAAGAAGCTATCTATAACCAGATATCCGATATCTGCATAAGCATGAAGGCTGCTGATTATCTGAAAATGCCGGAGCTTACAAACAACATTGTGGAGGTAAAAATGGAGGACAAGGAAAAAGCTGTTTATAAAAAGCTAAAAGATGAAATGGTTCTAGACCTTCCGTCCGGAGAGATTGATGCCAAGAATGCTGCCGGACTTACTAACAAGCTGCTGCAAATGGCCAATGGTGCTGTTTATGCTGAGGCGGGGAAAGCAGTTCATATTCATGATAAAAAACTGGATGCTTTGGAGGACTTAATTGAAGCCGCAAACGGCAAACCGGTTCTTGTAGCTTACTGGTTTAAACATGACATAGAAAGACTGCAAAAAAGGTTTGCTATAAGAAAGCTGGAAACGAGCACTGACTTTGAGGAGTGGAACAGAGGAGAAATACCTGTGGCTGCTATTCATCCGGCCTCTGCCGGTCATGGCCTAAATTTACAGGCTGGTGGCTCAGCGCTTATCTGGTTCGGTCTTACATGGAGCCTGGAGCTATACCAACAGACCAATGCCCGTCTTTGGAGACAGGGACAAAAAAATGCTGTGGTTATCCACCACATAGTAACCAAGGGAACGATTGATGAAAGAGTACTGAAGGCTTTAAAAAATAAAAATATGACACAGGCTTCGCTCATTGAGGCCGTGAAAGCTGACCTGGGAGGGAAATAACATGAGGTTTTTAATAGATAAGGTAAACCATCCATCACATTATACAGGGGGAAAAGTAGAGTGCATTGATGCTTTAGAGGCCGCAACAAAATATCTAACGGGCATTCAGGCCGTTTGTACTGCCAATGCGATTAAGTATCTGTGGCGCTGGAAAATGAAAAATGGTATTGAGGACTTGAAGAAGGCAAACTGGTACATAAACCATCTCATTAGGGTGCTGGAGGAAAAATGAAACGTTATAGGGAAAAAGATATCAGATGGTTAAAATCAGGGGTGAAATTAAGTGCGGCTTTTAAAATGTGCCTGTTTAGTCAGACGCAAGGCGCAAAAAAAACGCCTAAGATTTATATCAAAGATCTTAAATGCAGAATTGAACGAAGTAATGAATTGAAGCCATATGAGGCATTAGCAAACGCTATTATTGTTCAAGCAGCTGAAGACTATAGAAAAGTAAGAACGAGAAAGTTGGAAATAGATGAAATAGAAAAATTCTTTAATTCGGAGATGTTTGCCTATATGACAAACGCGGATCCCAGGTTCATTATTGAGAATTTACGTGAGGAGAACAAATATGGTTAAGCCATATGAGTTGCTGGCCAATGCAGTAGTCAGAGAAGCTGTAAAAGAATATATTGATACAGTCAAAAGAATCAAGAAACTTAGAAAAAAATCAAATGAAGAAAGACAGGAGATGCAAATGGAATGTTGTTTATTGATTCTATATGGCAGGCCATGGAAAGAGACAAAGCAATATATTCTTTTTCGGAGACTTAGAAGAATAGAAAATTTTATTCATTCGAACTGGTATAGATTATTGACGGATATGCAGCCAGAGCCTGTAATTAAAAAATTGCATGAGGAGATGATAAGCCGTGACACCAAAAGAGTATCTTGAGCAAGCATATAGACTGGATCAGTTTA